AGGACTTTGTTTAATGAACATCATATCAAATGGAAAGATATTATGGATATGGATGAAGTTGCTGTGCTTAATGCAATACCCACAAAAATGCGTATCTATCTACAAACATAAATATAGCCTATACGAACAACGCCTATAATAATGAAGAAAGTTCTACTGGCTATAAAATCTATCATAGAAGAACCTCTCTGAATATGAGTAAAACTGATATATGTAAAAAAATTGGGATAACTAAAAATACACTATTAAGATATGAAAGAGGCGATACGCATCCCAATAAAAAAATATTGGGGCAAATCGCTGATGAATTGCAAATTCATATAACTCAGTTATATGACGACTGGTACAAAAAAAGGTAGATCAGGGATAGCTCTTGATCTGCCTTTTAAATTTATAAACTATAAAAACATTTTGGCAGACACTCCATTATGTATTGGCATTGATGGTCAATCATTTCTTTTTTTAGAGTATCTTCAATGTTATTATTAATAACTATGTCATATACATTTCCAGGAGACACATACACAAATCCAGTATGCTTTCCTAAGTCCTCTAAGTTAAGATAGATAGTAATCCCCTCCCCTTCTACTATTTTTTCCATAGCAATGTCCTCCTTAATTACCCAGTTACGTAATCGAACGCGTGTTTGGTCTTAGTATATCAAAAAGGAATATTTTTGTAAATAATAAAATATGCCTAATAAATCAAAATACGACTATCCTGAATAAAATATATTTAATAATTCTGACGTCTTTATACAAAATACGGTTTTCGACATATAACAACTTAAATAATTATGATATAATTGTACTGCAGTAAAAAAATAAAAATGGAGGATTTTTTATGATTGATTTCAAAAACTCAAGCTATCTCAAATTAAAACCAGTAAATATTAATGAAGGTCTAAATCTAGTACAACCTATGCTTATTGATGGTGAACAGGTGTTTGCAGCATTTAAAACAATACGTGACATGGTTATATTCACTAACAAACGTGTCATTGCAGTTAATGTTCAAGGCCTTACAGGCTCAAAAAAAGACTTTACTTCTCTTCCTTATAGTAAAGTTCAAGCATTTTCTGTGGAAACAGCAGGTACGTTAGATTTGGATTGTGAAATGGAATTATGGTTCAGTGGTTTAGGTAAAGTAAAATTTGAATTTAAAGGAAATTTTGATATTCGATCATTCAATAAAATCATAGGACAATATATTCTTTAAAGTGTAACTTAGTCCATGGCATTTTTATTGCAAAAAAATAAGGATAGGCTTGGCCTATCCTCTTATAAAAAGATATTTTAATTTTTTTTAAAATACTCCTAATGGCGTACTATAAAATCTGCCTTTTCTAGTATGTAGTTATTTAACTATAATTGGCACTTTTTTCACTTGGTTATTTACAAATAAAATCAAATTAGTTTTTCCACTTTGCTTTCCAATTATATGCCCATCAGATATTTTTGTTATTTTAGGATCTTCAATATATGATGCCGCAAAATCCTTTAACTTAGTAAAATCACCGTCTTTAACGCCTTGAAAATCTTCTTTTTTAATTGAAAGGTTCATTTGCTGCTGTACCCCATCTGATTCCCCTACATACTGTATTTCAATTAATTCTTTGGGTGCTATTTTAATCTTTTTGAGTTTCTTTTTGGTCACCGCATCTATTGCATAATATTTTACATCTGGAAATAAAAATTGTACTGAAGAACTATAGATATCTTGTGCTGTCATAAGTGCATCTAACTCTGGAGACAATGATGTTATTTCACTAGCAGCCATTCCGTTCATAATATCTATAGACTTATCTATAGTTGCTGTGAGTGAATCCAACGCCAAAATCTGACTATGCATAAGTTCATTTGAGACATTAACCAAGGAATCAAAAGGATCTTGACTATTCAGCCAGTGATTTCCTGGTAATTGCTCTCTCCATTTCGTCAAGTGCATATAAGGACTATTCTTGCTTACACTAATCCCTAGTCCTATAATAGTCACTACAGGGGCTATTACTCCCCATATGCCCAACATCTTTATTATTCCTTTAATTTTACCTGCTATTTTTTCCACTGTATACATTCCTTATCATCCTCCAGTATTTAATATTTTAAATTATTTTATAATGACTGTAATAACACGTCAAATCGATTTGTAACGTTTTTTAAGTTTTTTTAAAAATAGGCAAAAAAATAATAGGTAGCATCCCATAATGAGATACTACCCTATGCATTACATTCTACTAGCCACTTTAATAATTAAACTTCTTACATGATCTACACTGTACTTGCCACTTGCCCACAAATCTCTACTCCCTATAACGCCATCCTTAACAAGCTTATCCACTCCACCTAGTTTAGTAAGCAAGGCTGGCACGTTCTTTAGGTTAATCTTATCTACACTTGACCATGCTGCTGGACTACCTATGATATCAGCTAACACAAGTTTCTGTACTGCCTTAACAAGCGCCGGATCTTCTGTAGGTGGCCTCTTACCTGCCTTTAAATCTTTTATGCTAAGACCAAAAGTAAATTGAAAATGAGGAGCATCTTTAAAGCCACTCCATCCTCCACCCCATTCTAGTCCTATACTCTGCCCTATCTTGCCTAACTTAGCCAGAAATGTTGCATCATATTCCTTCCCTGGCACATTTTGAATACAGTCAAATGCCAGCCGCCAGTTATGGTAGGAGCTCATATCCTTACCTGTGGCGTTGGTCACGATATTGCCGACTCTTGTACGTCCCTGGGCGTAAAGATGATCTTGTCTTTTTGCACTGCGGAAAGTATCAATTACTTTTGCATTAAGCCCTTGCCTCTTAGCCTCATCCAATAACTTTAAAGCTAATTCCTTAAGCTTAGGATGTAGCTCGTCTAAATCATCACAACGCTCTATACTCATACTTTAAGCCCCCTTAGCTGCATTTTTTAGTTTCTCTAAGTCCTTAACCGCGCTGTCTATAAATTTATCAAGATCCACTGGATCTATGGTGATTCCCTTTTGCTTTAACCAATCTAATACATACTGTTTTTTCTTCTCTCCGGATTTCTCCATTTCCTTATATGCTTGTTCAGCAGCCTTCACACCAATACTCACAATGAACTGGCCAAAAGCTGTTTTAAGAAATGGTGCTAGTTCTTTTCTGGCCCATGGAACCAAATAGGCTATAACCAAAGTCACAATGATTTTTAATACTGCATCTGCTACTGTTAATACTAATTCACTATTCATATATCAACACGCTCACTTTCATTATTATATTTCTTGCCGTTCTCATAACCGGCTTTTATCATGTAAACTGATAAGGTCGTTGCATATTGCGTTGTAACGGCCATAAATATCTCACTTGGAAAGCTATCTTTAACTAGCCATGCGCCAAGGCAAAACAAAAGCACTAGCAGATAAACAATTGTGTTTAATATCGCTAGTGCCTTACTAAATTCGATTTTCTTCTTCTTCCTTCTAGCCATAACGCTCAGCTCCTTAATACATGTTTTTCACCCCTTGTTCTGTTAAAAAATCTTTTTGGTCGTGCTTAACTTTTTGTGCATACTCTAATGCAGCACTCATCTCACCGTTACACTTTCCATCCCTTATGGCGTTAGCAGTGGCCTCACCTAGAGCAATAGCCGCACCGATTCCCCTGATTAATAAAAGCTCATTTTTTTCTCTGGCCATATCAAGTGTTTCTCTTCTAGTCTCTCGCTTGCTGATGTTTCTCTGAATTCCCCAAAAACATAAACCCGTTACCGCACTCGGCACTCCCATAAAAACCAAAATTGCAGTCATACCAAATTGCATTAATAATCATCCTCCATTCATTTAAAATAAGGCATAAAAAATAACACTATCTCTAGTGCCCTCTCTATGCCATATTAACTTAACAATTGATTATTTGTTTATGCTACCATCAATTTCTCTTGAGCATACCCTAAAATCTCATTCGCTTCATTAGCTGTAATCCAGTCCATGCCAACATATAAAGCAATCATTTCTTCCATGCCCTCATAAGTCTTTTTCTTACGCTCCACTGAAGCAACTGCAATTCTCACATAAATATTTTCTTGTACCATCTGTGTCAAAGTTTCATTCATTTTAATTTCCTCCTAGTAATGATATTTTTGCTACTTCTAAAGAAATTTTCCCTATAGCTTCTTCTATTTGATCCATTCTACTAACTTCTTTTGTAATTTGTTGTTTAGGTTCTAAAAATTCCCTAATCTGTAAGTTGAATTTGTTATACAATTGCACTAGCTGGTATTCTTCATGTGTTAATTGTATCATGTCTTCTTGTTCTTCAAATGTGTCTATTGAACTTATGATGTTTCCATCTACGTCCACATTAATATAATAGTATCGCATACGATCACCGCCTTATGGATTTGTGTAATAATGCAATTTTGTGTTGTGTCCAGTGGTAGTTCCTGAAGAATATAAAACATATATTTGGACGTTATTGTTAAATGGTAAATCAAGTGCTATATATGAAGTTTGTTCAGAAGCGCCCACACTCAATAGATTGTATGCATTTGCACCATTCACAACAGTAACACCATCTATAACTACCCGATAAGTTATATAACTGCTATTAGTATTAAACAGTGCCCTAATCATACCACCCTTAGCATTGGTATAGTTTTTTATAGTGGTTTCAACCCCATTTGATAATGTTTGGCTTATAAACTCATAACTGTAAATCTTTCCCACAATATCACCTCCATCACTAGACGGCTTTTCCCAACCAGTCCACGTACCGTTCATTTTATACTTATACTGTTTTTTATTTAATGAACTAGTGACCGTAAAAGGAATGGCTTCAACCAAAATCCATTGATCATTATGAACAGTCACTTTATACATCCACCAACCCGCATCTGGAGCATTGGCTACGTTGTATCCCATAAAATTACCATTTACGATTAATGCGTGTACATCGGTTATTGGCGCACAGTAATCCCACAATCCTCTTGCAGATAATTGGTAAGCTCCGGTATTAGGTGTCATGTACTTTGTATTAGATGCGCCCGTTTGAGCCTCCGCGACAGATGCTATACCATAGTTAGCTACGCTTCCTAAGCCTACGTCAGCTTTTGTTGTCCCATGCGGATTAGTTCCACTACCTGGATGTACATAGGGCGCTGAACCACTCAATACCCCATCAGATGTTATGGCTAAGTTAGCACCCACTTTAATAGCCCCTAGTTTAGTGGAAGTGGCTGGCCCGGGAGTAGATAAATTACTTATTTGTTCAGCTACACTTTTCCCAGAACTAGGATCAAAAACGACATCTGAAGAGGTATGAGGGTAAAGTACATCTGCTGTATCTGTTTGTAACTGTCCTTTTAAAATACTCATCTTATCACCTACCCTTCTACTTTAAAAAATATTGTTCTATTAACCGCTGAGGCTATATCAGTTCCTACTTTAATCGTATCGCCCTTTGGTCCCGTCTCTCCGGTTGGGCCTTTAAAGTTTCCTCGTTTTGTCCAGGCTGAAGTACCTGTTTTTTCATATACATCCCCATTGGATGTATTAAGGGCAAAGTCTCCTATAATGCCTAAGCTGGTAGATGGTGCTCCTGTAACATTGTGCATCTTAGAACCTGGTGTTCCAGTTGCTCCTGTGGCTCCAGCCGACCCCGTATCTCCTTTTACGCCCTGGGCTCCAGTTGCTCCTGTTGCACCCGTAGCTCCTTGAATCCCTTGAGGGCCTCTAAAATTTCCTCTCAATGTCCATGTACTAGTACCAGTTTTTTCATACACATCTCCATTCGATGTGTTCAGTGCAAAGTCTCCTGTAACACCTAAACTGGTTGAGGGGGTACTTGTAATATTATGGAGTTTAGATCCTGCTGTTCCAGTAGCGCCCGTTGGGCCTTGCGGTCCTGTTGCGCCTTGTGGCCCCGTAGCACCTGTTGGACCCTGTGCTCCTGTAGCTCCTGTATTTCCTTTTACTCCTTGGGGGCCTGTTAATGCTCCCAAATCAAATTTTTGCTGGAAAGTCTGTCCATCTTCAAAGGTTACACAGGCTGCTGATGTAAAGACGTCTACTTCTTCAATCACATCACCCGTTACTTCATCTAATAACTGTATTCTTACTTTTTTTAATGCCACCTCACTCACTCCTCCACTCTTAGACCAAATTTTTGACCCATTTTAAGATTAATCCCCGCTAAAGGATCTCGTTCATCTGTTACCTTAAAATACAGTTTTCCATTTTTCCTGCTAGAAACAGGAAGGTCGGTATTTTCAGGTATAACTACTAATGCTGCATCTGATGTTTCAAGGACTGACGTAACGTTTGTGGCATTCCCTATGGCTGCCACAATATCAATTCTTTTTTCTAAAAGGTTGTTGCCATTACCTGCAGCAATGTACTCTGCTAAGTTTCCGGCGTTGCCATAACAATAAAGGATCTCAGTCTGAGTCATTGGATCTATTGCAAATAATCCAAGCTCCCGCCAATAAAACCCCGTAGTAATCTGGCTATTATTTAGCACACCTCCTATTATTGCTGTGTTTAATCGCTTTTTCATATTGTTGATAGCGATATCTTTTTTGGGATTGATTAAGGAGGTAAGCGCTTGTATGCTCCGACCTCCTAGTTCACCATCACCTATTTGTATCTTTGAAAAAGTTAATAACTCTCCTAACTGTGCCCTTGCCTGCAAAATACGGCCCTTATCTGTAAATATAACACTTCCAAAACTCATGCCCTTAAGCCTCCTGTCTTAGCATTATGCTGTCACTGGTATGTACTGCAAAACCATAATAAATATCCAAATTAGCTACCATATTAATAAGAACTTCTTCAAGCCTTGTACTTAATCTTTTCACCTTACTCACGGCTCCATTAAACTGATTAGCTTTTTCACCTGTCACACTGGTATTGGATGTAATGACTTTAAAATGATAGGGCTCTCCGCCATACTCATACCATTCTTCTATTTCTCCATCTCCAAAATAATCATTAATGACTTGCTCTATGGCATAGTTAGTTCCTAAAAATCTAAATACCTTATCACAGTTTTTAATAATATTTCTTTTAATCTCAATTTCCACACTCGGATCATACCAAAAGATATTTCTTTCTACTGCCAGCTCATCCAGCATACTGCTGCTCATGCTGTCGATGCTTAAGGCTATAATACATTTGCTTACATCTATGCGATTGAAGTGCGGAGTAAGTGCCTCACATAATGCCGCTGTTGTTTGATCTGTTTTCATACTACTGGTTTGCAGAGATAATAAATTTATTTGCTCAAGTTCCACATTACCCCTCCTATTCTAATCCTCCATATGTAACCATGACTGTGCCTGCTTTAGCTATTTGTATAGCATCTAATTCCGTATAAGTAGGCGCCGCAAGTAAGATTCTACTCGCACCTGCATTTAATAACACCTGCCTTAATTTATCCGGATTAATGTGCCTGCCTATCTTTGTATCCTGCCATGTTTTGTATTCTTCAATGGCTTTATCTACTGCTACTCTTATATTAGACTCTTGAATTTGATTATCTGCATTAATATAATAAGTCAGCTGGATAGTATACGGAATAACATGTGGTCCGGCAGCTACTACAAAATCAGTCTGTGGCCGGACATGTTTGGGGTTACAACTAGCTTCCACCTTTGCAAGCACAGCCTCGCTGGGAAGCTCTCCGTTTTTCATGAGTACCGTAATAAGCACCTCTCCTGGGCTTGGTGATGTGGCGATTACATCCTGAATATTGGCATCTGCACTTTTGGCATAATAAATATAGCCAAGCTCATGGCCTGCTGTGCTGATTTTGGCGCTGGCAAGCCTAATCCTTTCCCGGTAACCACTCCACACATTCATGCCATCATCATCGGCTTCTATGTCTGCCCCGCCACTGCTTACATCAATGTTCGAGACTTGTCCTATAAAAGGGATGATATCCACTAAAGCATTAATCTGACCAGGACTAAAACCATTATGACTGGCTCCTGCTGTTGTAGCTAGACACTCAATATCTACATACAGCTCTCCGGAAGAAATACTCTTCTCCGATACTGTTTCAAAAAAATAAACACCATCTGGTGTCGTTCTGGTTCCCTTTGGAATAATCATAGGAGTGGATTGTGCTGCTGATAAAGTAAATCTAACCGTACAGATGGCTTTTTGGGCTTCAAGCCTTATCACATCCTTACTTTCTCCAATCGCATCAAGTACAGCGCCTCTTGCATATCTTAAAAGATTTTGTTTTGCGCTCTCATTAATTGCATTATAAATTGCTATAATGAGCTGTACCTCCTGCTCTAAAAAGATACGCCTTTCATCTCCTGGATAAAGCACTTCTCCTAAGGCAGTCTGAAAAGTGATTAAGATGTCATCATAAATCTTTTTCGCGTCCACTTCTACAAATGCTATGCTCAAATTTCAATCACCACCTTTAGAGTTATATTTCCTTCACTATCTACTCCTGCAAAAGTAACACTTCGTACCAGGGCACTAGGCTCATAAGTTTCTATAAGACGGTAAATCTCTGCCGTATATAGGACCACTGCATCCTCAAGAGGCTTATCAAGAATGGCCGGATCTAGTCCTTTCGTTCTATCATAGGCTACCTCATACCGCCAGGTACTCATAAGATTTCTAATGTTCTGAAGGACTCTTTGATCTCCTTTGGCCGCCCAGTTTAAATCTAACCTTTCGGAAGTATCTATTTCATATATCATCTGTTCCCTCCTAAGTCATCTTCTCAAGTCTCTGAAGCTTTTTAAAATCTACTGATGCGGTTTTAAGTGAAGCCTTTGCAGCTGGTTTTAACGCTTCATAAACAGAACTTGTGTCTTTCTCTTTTGTGCTCTTACTGCTCTTCTTAGCTGCTGAAACTGCTGAAGCTTCTTTTTTACTGCCTTGGCTGGCAAATTCATCAAACTTAAGAGTTAGTTGTGCTGCTAATAAATTCCCTTGTATGTCAACAACCGTATCACTTACACTTACATCTACTAGTAACCACTTTGTATTCAGCAAAGGGACACCTTTTAGTAAAAAGGGATACGGCACTTTATCAGCTAAAATTTTCATCCAATCGTTGATCTGATTCATTGGGACAATACCTAAACTTCTATCAAGAGCGATTTTAATACCGAATGAGCCAAGAGCTTGATTTTTGATATAAGTACTGGGCTTGTCCCCGTTATTTTCTTGCTTTTCGGTCTCCAAAGAAGATGAAAATTGAAATTCATTAAAAGTGATAATTTTTTCTCCATTTACAACAAATCCTTTATGTGCAAATGTTGCAATATACATAGTCCATCTCCTTCTTTTATAATCTGCCTATGATAGCACCGTCACCTAAATTATTATTATAAAATGCCACTACTACCGTATCACCTACTTGCAATTCACCAACATGACTGCATGCTAAAAGATGGGGGCTTACAAAATTTTTATCTTTAAAAAACACTTTATAAAG